CGTTTATAGACGTCCAGTATATCGACACCTAGATAGGCACAGGCTATGCGAAGGGGCATCTTTACCCCCGCGTCGTCGGACTCATATGGAGGAACAGGTTGGTACTTCACCTTTTGGGTTTGTACCTTTTTCACACCGTTTTTAGCGGTGCGTTCCTGTTCAAAAGAAAGACTCCACAAGTAGTCCATCGTCAGCGGAAGGGGAATACCCCAGTTGCATGACCAGGCCGTGAGACGGTTGATCAGTGAGTACACGTCCTGTGGAGAACCTAGACCCATGCAATACACCACACGGACATTTCGGCCCTTGTAGTAATCACCACCACAGGACTCGCGGAAGTGCCCTTCGTTGAAACTCTTCTTGTCATTCGGAAGGAACCCAAAGCGTCTTAGCAACTTTACGACCAGTCCATAGGCTTCACGCCTACAGATGATGTCGTCGCCAAAGGCCCCGAAGTTCCCGGGGACTGTTTTCATCCCCCGTGTTTTGTTTCGCGCCACACCGACCTTTCGGCCGTTGAGGAGCAACGGAACAACGTCTGTTAAACGGTTCCGCCGGACTGGTAAATCCAGAGCCCGGTAACACCCGACAACGATAGAAGCGAAGAGCGCCGTCTGAAATGGGAAGGTAAAAGCATTTCCCATCGACGACACCATCTGCAGTTCGAGCAGCTCCTTATTTGGGAGCATCGTGTGAGAACTCCGAGTCAGCTCAAGCCAGCGTCTTTCGAACTCTGGCACAAGCTGTAGGAGACTCAGCGATATAGTGTCGGAAGCGGACGTTAAGTCAATGGTCCCGAAGGACCCCGTCCTACTTCCCACTCTGGCCAACCTGCGTTGCACTTCCTGTTGCGTCGATAAATCAATTCCAAACCGACGCCGCAGAGACTTGCTCATGCAGTAGGCCAGACCCTGTTGAAAAACCATATTCTCCAGGGGCTCGGTGCAGATAGTACGTGAAATTTCCGCGTACTTTACGGCAAAAGACATGTTACTTCCTGCGACTCTCAGGCATTCCCCGTACTGGGCTTCGGCTAATTGCGAGGCCTCTTTCCAGAGGGGTGTTTGTCCGAGCCACCACCGTTTGTATAGGTGGTGAAGCTGATCAGAAGTGGTTGAGGGACGCGAAGATGATACTTTCGCGTAAAAAGAGTCCCCTTCCGCACCTACTGATGACCCGGGTCCCGTCTTCGCTCCCGCCAGAATATCGGCGAAGTTGAATATGGATTCTCCCTGGTTGTCAAACCAAAAGTCGTAAAACTGACTTTCGGTTTCCCCGATAGCGATGGCCTCTAGTTCTGTGAGTCCTTCGCGATCGATCGGGTGCCCTCGCGAACAGAGTTTGTTCATCTCGAGGAACTTCTGTAACGCTGCTTCGTTCGCTTCTGGCGACGGTTCGCCTCCCGGTTGGTACTTTTTTACAATACCTTTCAGGAGTGACCGAGCAGCAACTTGAACAATTCCAATACCTGGGAATGGGTCCAAAAAGTTCCCATCGCCCAGAGCACCGGAATGATCAAGATCAGCTTTGACGCAGTCATAAAGAGCAGTAGAACAAACGTCCATTGCAACTCCTTCGGTTGTTTACGTTGCCTGAAAACTTCGTCAGGCGTCTCGACCCCCAAGGATTTCTCCAGGGGGTTGACCTCAGCCTTACGGCTGAGGTTTTGAAGACGCTGTTTAGACGA